GGTTGTCAGCATTAACTGGATGTCAAAAAACAATTGGTGTTTATGAGGTTACAATTCCACCATTGATGGGATACAAAACACCTTGTACTTTTTCCGATAAATGGTTCAATTTAAGTTTAAATACATTTCCATTGAATCCAATTATCAATGATTTTGTATTACAACCAATGAAAAACTCAATCCAAATTGGAACAAATAGTCAAGATCCAAAAATATATGGATTTGATTATTATGGTATTAAACAAGATGAAAAGATTTTTAATACAGATTTAAGAAAGGTTGGGGTAATAATTAAACAAGCCTATACCGCTAATAAAAATTTAATAAAAGTTAGTGCTTATTATCGTGTATATGTTAGAGAAGGACAAACTGAAGTTCAAGTTCAAGATTGGACAAAAATAAATAGAACTCCAAATGAGTATTATTTCATATTTGATACTAGAGATAAAATTCCAAATGAATATTTTATTGATATAAAAGTGGAAAGTAGTGGGGAAGTTAATACTTATAAGAGACAAATAAAATTTCAAATAATAAATTACAAATAGATTATGGCGATAATAAATGCGACTGATTGTTTTTATACTGGTAATACATACGGATTAAATTTTAATAGTAATTCGGTTAACATTGGTGATATTTGGTATACGGAAAGTAATAGTTTCTTCAAAAGAGAATTTACAGGTTGTGCTGAAATAACAAGTTTGATTGACGAACCAAGTTCAAACTCATTATTACAAACAGAATATGCTACTTGTTACGATTGTTACAATAACAATTACGGTGTTTTTAGTTTTTTTAGTTGTGACGGAAAAAGTTCTATCTATTTTGATATAAGTGCCTTTACCCCAACATTTTTTTCAAATTTTGTTAATAAAGGAACTTATTTTATTGATTCTATCCTTGATGGTACCCCTATTATTGGTTGTTTTGAAGGACAAATAGGATTACTCACTCAAGAGGAATACGATAGACTACAAACAGATAATTTAATTTCCAACACTGTATTAAGTGTATCAGCATTTACCTCGTGTGAAGATTGTGTTAGTAATAGTCCATTAATTTATACTGTACTAAGATGTACTGAACCTGCAACATTTGATACTGTACAACTTCCATCAAATCTTACTAACCGATTAATTTCATATACTAATGGTACTGATGAATTTTGTGGTACTATACAAGGTACATCATCATCACTAATACCAACTCATACATTTGTGAGTTTATTTCCTGAAAAAACAGCATGTGATGTTTGTTTGGATGTTAAAAATGAAAAGTTTATAATAGAAAATTGTGTAAATTCAGACATACAAGAAGTTGTTTGGGGGTCTCAATTATTTCAAAATGGTTCAGTATCTAATTTACAATTAGGAGGGGGATGTTATGAAGTTCTTAGTGCTACCACTAGTGCCGTAACTCAAACCTTATTTTTAGACTTTGAACCCCAACCAGATTGTCAAGCCTGTGTGGAATGTCATGGTGTTTTTTACGAATACGCATTATGTTCAGACCCTCTTGTTAAAGTTGGTGAAATATTATCATATGAATATATCAGTGGTAACACAGCATTTTATCACCCAACTTATGATGCCTTTGCGGTAACATTAAATACGATTACAGCAAACACAACAACGTATGAGATATTTTATAGTTTATTAACCAAAACAGATTGTTTAACATCAGACCCAACTTATTCTGTTTGGGAAGCTGAAATATGTGGTTTGGGAAAAACTATTTATATTACAACAACCGATGGAACATTTACAACTGGAGATACAGTTCAGACATTGTGGGGTGAAACTAATTTCCTATGTGCCACATTAATTCAAAATGTTACTAGTGTAGTTAGTTCTGAAACTTATTTTCATTCAGAAACCAAATTTAACACTTGTGAAGATTGTTATAACACAACAATAGGTATTAGAACACTAGATTGTTTTACACTAGAATCAGAAGTTATTGATTTAACATATACCGCTTGGACTGAGACAACAAATTATGGAGGTTTAAATGGTTCTTATAGTGATTGTTTTTTAGATTCAGATGGACTTTGTAGAACAATTGTTGATGTTTGTCCATTAACACCAATTAATAATCTAAAATCAGTCACTCAACAATATTTAAATTGTAATATTTGTACAATATTTCACCCAAGACCAGCGCCACCAACACCACCATTCCCAGATCCTATATCTGCAGGAACAGAATATTTGGTATGTGTTGAATGTTCTGGTAGTACATTTACCATCACACCACCACATCCAGTATGGAGAGGTGCTTATGGAAATGCAATAACTTTATTAGATGCAATTGTTCTAGGAGGACCTAACGGATTAAACAGCTAAACAATATATAAAACTATGTCAAATTACAATTACCCAGCCAGTGCTACTAGTGCAAATACTGAAGTATTAATATGTGAAGTTTGTTCAGGTAGCACATTCACAGTTGAACCACCTCACGCGGTTTGGACTGATGCACAAAATAAACCTATCATCCTAATGAACACAGTTGTATTGGGTGGAGTCAACGGATTAAATAGTTAATATCAATATGAAAATAATTAAAAGAATTTCTGAGTCTGAAATTAACAGACTAACCAAAAAAATTGTCAATGAAAAAGACTATGGTCAAGTTCAAAACTATATGTTCTTTAGTAATCTTGAACAAATGATTAGTCAAGCTCAACAACTACTAGAACTTGACCCAATGAAAGTTGAACAAATTCTCCAAGACGGTCACGATTGGGCTGATGACCATATAACCGTTGCAAAAGAAAATCTTGACCAAGTATTTGATTTTATGATGAATGAATCACAATCTAGTGGTGGTGATTACGAAGAAGATATGGTTATGATGGAAGGAAAAAAGAAAGCTGGTACTAAACTATGTAGTAGGGGAAAAGCCGCGGCAAAATCAAAATTTGATGTCTACCCTAGTGCTTATGCGAATGGTTACGCTGTTCAAGTATGTAAAGGAACAAAACCTGGATTAGATGGGAAAAAACGATGTTCACCCCCATATTGTTAAATAAAAAAGAGGACATTTAGTCCTCTTTTTTTTGTCTTTAAAATGATGGTTTTGGTATTATATCACCAATCTTAAATGTTTTACCTGGTAAATTTGGATTAGCAAGATCACCCCTCAAAACTTCATAAGTGCCATCCGCCAATTTTTTAATAAATTTACCTGAGCTTGCAGCAACATTGTCCCAATATTGAGCACCATACTCTTTTTTAACTTCAACACTACCTGAGGCTGAAACCGTTTTTGTACTTTTCTGTATTATTTTAGTTCCACACTTATCTAAAATTAATAAATCTTTCTTATTTAAGTCACCTCTATTAGTTGATAGTGTAGGTGTACAACTATGATAAATTACACCACTATTATTAGAAATTCTAATTTCAGCAACATCGGAATGACAATTAGCTACCTTACATTGTAAACTTAATTTAACACTAGATGTACCCTTTTTTGCAATTTCTAAAGCTTGGTCTCTTGTTACCTCAACAACACCAATTCTACTACCACCATCAGCCTTATTATTTAAATTTACTTCTCCAATATTGACATCATTTAATAATACATCAAATATTGCTTCATCACATCTGTGGCCTTTAAATGTGGGTTTTCCAAAATCACGACCTCTACAAGGAAATTCAGGTGACCAATTATCCTTTTCATATATGACTTCAATTTTTAATCCAATTAAACAAGTATCAGGAGCTTGAGCCGTAATTACAACATCAACAAAACGATCTTGTATAGCATTACCTGTACGTCCTCTGTAAACGTTTACATTTTCTTCATTAGGTGTGTCATCAACAGTTGGCTTTGGTTCTATAGATGAAGTCTCAAAATAACCCTTTAACCATTTAACCATCTCGTCTCTTCTCTTTTTTGCTAAATAAAAATCTTCTTTAACTTTACCATCGTTTATTTCATAATCATAATTTGTAGTTGCTGATTCACCACCAAGTACTGTAATTTTCAAAGGTACTCCAGGATTCTTTTCAACAAAAGGTTGTAGTTGACTATCTAATTTCTTTTTAAAAGCAGCTTCATTGTCCTTTTTAATCAAATATCTGCCATCCAAATATAAATTACCGAAATCAATTTTAACCTTTTCACCAACAACTTTTTCTTGTTCCTGAATCAATCCATAAAGATTTTTAATATATTTCTTTTCGTCTTCAGTTATCAATAATCTTCTATTATACATATATTGTTATATTTTTATAATAAGTATCTGAAAACTAAAAAAAAATCTATTGTTCAGAATAAATAGGTACTATTTTTATATTTGGATAATTTGATTTATGGATGTCAACCAAGTAGTTTGCATACTCTTCATAAAATTTAAATCTATCACCAATAAATTCATTATCACGTAACCCAAGTACACATAAGTTTTTCATCTCATAATTCTTTGGGTCAAAATATACCACAATATATGGTACAACAGCATCAGTCATTACAACAACATTATTCAAATTCATTGAATCATTTGTTTCAAATAAAACGACTGAGTAATCAACATAAATTTGTTTAGTCGTATCAACTTGTTGACAAGTTGGAATAATTAATGAATCTTGGTTAATCTGTGCACTTAAAGTTACAGATACAAACAAACAAATAAGAAGAATTAGTTTTTTCATAATAATCAAGTTTTAAATTGTTCAGATGTAAAAATAGTACTTACAAATAATATTACAAAATAATTTAGTTGTTTTTTTCTATAAAATAAATATCTACCTTTTTTTATCATTTACTTTGAAATATAATGATAAAGTTCTTATCTTTGTTCCAATTAGAACAAAAAAATAAAAACGATATGAAAAAAACAATCATCAGATTCCTCAAAAGACTTTATGTTAAACTTGCAATACTCAACAGAAAATATTCTTATGAGGGAAGACAACCCATTTCTCAAACACAAAAAATGTGTATGTCAATTACTAGAAAATTAATTATCCATCCTAACTCTAAATTTGACATTGCTCCTAAGTCTCGTAAAAGATACGTTACAAATTCAGAGGTAGATTTGTTCATTATCCTAGATAATCGTGGTATTAGTGTAACCAATCATGTATACCATTATGATGTTATTTTAAATGATAGAAATTGGTATAAAATAATTAAAATGTACGATGCTAAAGTTGAAGAATTAACTCAAAAAGTTGAAGACCAAGTTATGTCTCAAATTGAACATTCACTTGATAACATTCTTAATAAAGTAAGTTCTATTTAATTATTTTTTGGGCTTGTAAGACACCATTGTCGGTTTATTACCCTTACCAATCTTAGGGTCTTTCTTTTCCTCTCTTCTCTTTTGAGCACAAGCTGACTTCTTTTCAGAATCAGACATCTTACCAGCAACACCAGCTGCCCTACATTTAGGATACGCCTTACTCTCACCCTCCTTTCTTCCACAAGGGGGGTGTTTACCATCTACTTTTCTACAGATATTAACCCAAGGTCCTTTGGGTTGATTACTACCTTTTGGTTTTTTCTTTGTCCCAAACCATACAGCCAAATCTTCATTGATTGTATGAACATCTCCAGTCTCAATATTGTATGAATTATCCCTACCTTTCTCCCACATACCAACAGTTCTTTTAACATTATTTTTTGTTGTTGATTTTACTTTCTTATGATTTATTTCAGTGTCTACAAACTCAGTAAAAGGCTCAAGATTATATTTACTCCATTTTCTAATACCTAACTCCATCGGACCATTATACATTCCGGAACTTATACTAGTATCGGCTTCACTAATACTCACATACCAAATAGTTCTACTTTCAGTTAACATTGGAGCCTCTTCGTATTTCCATTCATTAATCTTAATAGTATATGGTTTTAACAACTCTTGTATTGGGGGTCTCTTTTCTTTATGACCTGGAAAGGGGTTAATTACGTCACCATCATCATCATTTCTTACTGGATGATTCTTGGCATAGATTGAAGTTTTTTTTGCCTTAGATTCAATTTTTTTAATGTCTTTCTTGGGTGTACTCATTTTACCGTCATAACTATCCGTAGCAAGTTGTTGACTATAATATTTTGAAACAGAATTATTGAATGGGGAATTTTCAGTATTATCAAATATTCTTTTACCCAACCTAAGTGGGGGGGTAAATGAACCTCTAGAACCAGTTAAATTACTTGTTACTTCATTTATAATTTCTTGTTTGATTTTATCAACTAAATTCCTTATCATTTCTAATAAATTTTATACTATAAATATCTATGGAACAAGAAAAAATCTACGGTAAATTATTTGATTCAGTACCTTTATTAAATGAAAATCACCTACAAACACTACTTGATATAATGGACAAAGAACAAGCAGTATTCCTACTTGTTCAGGCCGTAAAATATGCGTATCATAATGGAATTTATTCACTTGGCGAATCTGAAATAATATCTAAAAGCATTAGAGTTCTTTCGGAAATTAAAAAAAATGAAGAATAATTAACTATCCTAAGTCATCAATTGTACTATAATCAACCGTCTCAACATTTTTTTCTCCTGCTGTCGTAGTTCCTGCTGTCGTAGTTCCTGCTGTCGTAGTTCCTGCTGTCGTAGTTCCTGCTTGACCTGTAGAAACATCTTTTGTAGGTACATTATATCCACTAGTAGTTGGGGCGGTTGTTATACCTGTAGCAACTTTAGATGGTATATTAATTGTGCTAACATTAACACCCCCTTCAATATCAGTAGGGCTACCAGTTACCTTAGTAGTTGTTTGAGTATCTTGTACAGGAGCTTTACTTAAAGCTTGATTAATAGCCCCTAATGTCAAATTACCAGCTTTATTATCAGGATTTAACTTATAACCTTTAGTATTTAAAAGATTTTGTAAATCTTGTATTGTTCTATTTTGAACTTTTGGTTGTTCTTGTTCCCATAAATATTTACGATTTGTAACATTTCTGACAACTTCCATCATTTCTATATCGGATAATATTCGTCTTCCCATTTTATTTAAATTTTTGATAATTTATCGTATAAAAGATTTATATCGGTTTGACTCAATGTTTTTGATGTATCGGTAGAACCAATTTTACCCCTTAAATCAGTTACAACATTTGGTGTAAATACATTTTGATATATATAACCCATACCACTTACTTGTTGTGTTTGATTAGTAGTTGGTTGTGTTGTTGATGTTTCGGTTTGTTTTTCAGTTCCAGTATTTTTCGTATCAGTATTTGAATCACTTTTACCGTCTTTAGGTAATCCAGCTGCAATTCTTCCATCAGAACCACAATGATAATCACCTACACTTTGGTCACTAATTGAGACAGATTTACCTGTATTATACCAATAACGACCACCCCCAACAAATAAAATAGTATTATCTGGAGATAACATTATTTTAATACCTCCAGATGTCATTACACATGGAAATTTTTTCCATGTTGTTATTGAATCTTTAGTTGCTTGAGGTAATGGCATTTTGGAGATATCCTGATTAAGTAAATCACCTATCCTATTAGGTGAAGCATTTAATTGTTTTATATATTCATCAGGTTCTATATCACCTCTTATGATTGCATCTTTATTACAATAATAACTTTCTGATTTTTTTGTTTTCCAATTATAAAATCTACCTCCAGCATAATAAATAGTGCTGTCTTTATCATTATCAAATACAAGAGTACCATCTTCCTTAAATCTAGGTGTTACGTCTTTTGATTTAAGAATACACGGATATACTAGCCATTGTTTTATTGAATCTTTAGTTACTTGATTTAATGTTTTACTAGCAGCTACTTGATCTTTATATTGTAAAATCACATCATATAATTTACCACTACCTTTAGTGGCAACTAAAGCTGTAGTCAACATTGTCAAGTTTATATCTGAGACTAACTGTTCAGACAATACACCTAAGTCAGTCCTTCTTTTATCCTCAAGATACCTTTGTTCTAACAAATAGTTGGTGTTATTGGTATGTCTTAATTTACTATAACTTTTATTCATTGTATATTATTTTTTAAACATCTGGGTTCATAGGGTCTCTACCTGGTTGATATCCTGTATTTGTCGCACTAGTTGACGTACTAGTACTTGATGCTGAACAACCATTACTTGGAATACCTTTTAATACCGATTTCAATAATGACATTGTTTGTGGTCCTAATTGATTATCAGCTGGTGATGCTCCAATTAAAATCTGTAAATCTTTAATTGTTATTCCACTAGATTGTTCAAATAAGAATTGAGGATTGTATAGTCCTAGAATTCTTCGCTTTTCACTCTCGTTTAATTTTATTCTCATAGTTATATTTTATTTGTTATTTTTTATAAAATCATACAATTTATTTAATGCGTCTTGAGTCAATGTTGTTCCACCAACTTTAGCACATTTTAATACTTCCGCGATTTCACCTTGGACACTGCCTAATACAATTCCCATACCACTAACTGGAGCACCTCCACCACCACCTGTATCTGGTATAGGAGTTGGTGTTGTACTTGATTTTTTTAATCCACCATATGGTTTAGCCTTAATTTTTTTACCCTTACAGACAAACCTTCCAGATTTTTCTAAATCATTTTCAAAATCGTAATCAGTTAAAAAAGTCCCATCTATATTGAATGTTATATCCATTTCTTCCAAGTCACCTATAGGATAAGTCTTAAAAATTGGATGTTCCATTCTAACTTCATCATCCATTATCGCAACATTGTTGTCACCAGGATCCAAAGAAGTATATGGACCACCACTTGGGCTTTCTGTTGTTAAACAAGGAAATTTAGAATATATACCACCTTCTTTACCAATGCCCATAGTACCTGGGTATAACAGAACTTTTTCTTGACTTGGATCACATTTCCAAGTACCACTAATTGTTTCTCTCATAACATCAGTGTCTGTTGCGTATGTTCCATCTGAAAGGAATAAAGTTTTTTCTGAAATATTTGTTTGTTTGCCTTGACTTTTATCTATAATACGTCTATGGCTACTTGGATTATCTACTCTATAAACTCCTTTACCTTTTGTCGCTGTTGCAATACCTTCTAAACAAGCAAAATCAACAAAGAAATCACCTCCAGTTTCTCCAGTAGTTTTTCCACCCTCTTTTTCTGTCTTTTTTGTTATGTCTATGGATTTGTCAATAGCTTTCTGAACTGGTAATTTAACAACTTGACCAAAATAGTCATCCCTATATATTTCACGTATTAAATCATCAATTAATGAAATACCATATACATTACCATACTTGGTATTTATTGCACAAAAATCAGGGAGGGAAGGAATATTTGTTAAAGTTTCTTTCATACCCATTCTACTAGCTTCAGTTGCATAACCCCCACCCCAATCATTTTGAGTTAGTATCAAATTATTCATTTTTTCAGCTATTGCTGTTATTTGTTCTTCGCTAAGTGTCGCAGTACCTGAACCACTTTTTGAACAAGCGTCAGAGACTTTACTACCCCATGTACTTCTATCCATACCACTATTAATACTAGTTACTAGTCCCCATAAAGCACCACCAATCCCACCAATAATAGCACCTGGAACTGCTCCAGCTACACCAAACAAAGCACCAACACCGGCTCCCACACCGGCGCCAGCCGCAGCACTACCAAGAGTGCTAACAGTACCAGACCCAACCGATTGTTCGTCCAATTCATCATTGTGTTGTTCATTTAACCAAAATTTACCAACTTGATGACTCTTATGTAATTTTAAAATTCTTTGTTTTTCTTCTTCGTTCAAGAAATATAGTTTTTTCATAATATAAGTTTTTGTTTTTTAATAAATATCTTAATTTACCAAAAAAAATTAAAACTTATTACTTTTTCTTATATTTTTTTCACCCCACATTGGTTGTAAATTCTCCAATGACCAACAATTCTTAAACTCCTCATCCTCGCTACTCTCAAATATAAATGAAGATATTGGTTTAATATGGTCAATATGCCACTCACCATAGTTATCCCAATTCATACCACCAACAAATTGTTTCTCTAAATGAACAATAAGTTGTTCAGGAGTATAACCCAAAACATCAAAATAATGCCCATACTTCTGTAAGTTGTTTTCTTTTAATACAATGTATATTGCAGTCCTAAAGTTGGAGATGAGTTTATAGAGAGGGTCTGTATGTCTTTTATGTTTTTGGTATATTCTTTTTACTTCTTTTATTCGTTCTTTGTTTTTTAACCTATATTCATCCATATAGGTTTTTCTATAGTCATAATTATTTTTCTGCCATTCACTAAAGTATGTTTGTCTTTTTTCTTTATTTTTTTCGTACCACTTTTTGTCACTCACTGATTTTCCACCTTTATATTTCATACCAGAACCACCTACTTTAACATTGTTTTCTTTTAGTACTCGTAAAATAATATGTCTTTTAATACCTAATTTATCAGATATAGAAGGACTACCCAACATCTCATCGTTGTATAATCTTATTATTTCATCAACAATATCTTTTTGTAATTCTATTCGTTTCATATAATATAAATATATACATTATAGCGATTGTGTCAATATAAATATAAAAAAAAGAGGGACAAAAACTTGTCCCTCTAATCAATATTAACTAAGATTGATTATCTCAATTCTTGTAAGTCAAATGTTCTTACTCCATCAACTGTAATTCTCGCATAAAATCTATTATTGACCATCTTTTTGGCGTATCTAGTCATAATACCTTTAATTGGTGTAAAGTTGAACGGATTGTACATAGTTGGAGTCAACTGAAGTGGTACATAAGGTGCGTAGATGTAACCAGTATCAAGAAGTGATGTACCTTTATGTCCAATTAACACTTGGTTAGGTGGGAAGTAAGGGTCACGATATACTTGGTAACGACCAGCTAAAGTACCAACTCTTTCAATACCCATATTGTATTGGTCTTGCTCAGGTGAAGCATTTGATACGTGGAAGTATTCCAAGTCATCAAAGATTGCAGAAACCTCAGAAGAAACAACAATCCAGTTAGCACCACCACGAAGAGTAGATTTGTGGATTTGAGCAGACAATTGGTTAATTGCTGTGATAAGAGTTTGATTCCAATCTTTTTGAGTGTAAGAAGTTGTTCCTTTGATTCTTCTCCATCCATTGTAGTCCCATTTCAAATTCCAAGCAGCACCTTTTCTAAGGTCACGAAGAATTTCACGGTCAATTTCAGCAGCAACTTGTTCTGACAATAAAGCAGTCAATTCAGCTTCTGCGTCAATGTTATGGAATGCTGCAACGTCTTGAGCAAGTTCAGGAGACCATTGAGCTCTAAGTTTTCTTTCAGAAACAGAAACAGTAACTGAATCAAGATCAAAAGAAACTTCACCAATTTTATCTTCAAATTCAAGTTCTTGGTATCTTCTCCATACAGCTGTAAATGAAGTACCTGATGGTGCTGTAAAAATAGTTGTACCAGTGTAACCATCTAATGATTCGGCATCACAATCAGCACAAACTGGACAAGATAAATCAACTTCTAATAGGATACAACCATCAGGATTGCAAACACTTTCAAAAGAACCACCATTACCATTTAGATTTTCACTTGGACCAGAAGGGAAATAAGTTTGAACTCTTTTTGATGTTGGATTAACCATTGATTTACCATATTGTTGTGTTACAACACGGAACAACAATGAAGTACCTGTTACAACAGGACAAGGTGTTCCAGCCGAGAATTCTGGTGTTGCGATAATTTTAAGGTCAGAAAGAAATGTTTCAGAATCAACTTCAGCTCCATCAGGACCAATAAGTTTACCCCAACCTTGATAAGCACCCCAACCACAAAGTCTCAATAATACTTTTCTTTGGTTAGGTGTCGCTTCAACAATACTTGGACGATTAACAATAGATCCATTATCCCATTTTACCATATCCGCAGATTGTGATACAGCTGTCCATGCACCTTTTGAGTAATCAAAAAGACCAGCTGGTTCTAGACCAGGTTCAGTACCTTCATAGAATAAATCATAAAGATTCTTTTTGAAAGCATTTGGTCCATCATAACCTGTGCTAAAACCTTCACCTTGACCAGGATAGTTATTTGGAGCTCCAAGAGGTGAATAGTGTTCAGCATAAGTAGTTGGACTTCCACCAGATGGTACAGCATAACCTTGGATTTTAGGTACGAAGTAGAACAATTTACCGATAGGTAAGTTCATTGCTTGTACAGATACGATATCATTCGCCAATAATTTAGAGAATACACGTCTAACGATTGGAAATACTACAGTTTCAAAAGAACCTGAGCTTGCGTCAGAAGTCGCCTCATTGATTAAGTGTGAAGCTTGGTTTTCATATAACTGAGCTACGTTTTCTTTTAGGTGACCTTTAAGGCCTTCAAGGAATCCTAATTTATCCCATTTGTTAATTGTATCTTCTTTGATAACTTTAAGGTGTTTCAAACCAATATTACCAACAAGACCGCTTTCTAATAATGCTCCCATTTTGTATTTGTTTTTGTTTTTTGTTTATTTATTTTAATTTAGACATCAAATCCTTCATTCTTAAGAATTGTGGATTTTCGTATGTTTTTGATTCAATCAAGTTAATTGCCGAACCTGTTGATGGAGTTTTTTCAATTGTTCTTTCAACTGATTCATTAACTGTTTGAGTTTTTGAACTTGTAAGTTCGTCTTTGATTACTTTGTATAGATTTTTTGATTCTTTAAGAGTTTCAACACCATCAAATCTTTGTAGAATATTAATTTTTTCTTGTTTTGAAGTTGAATGTTCTGTAAACAATCTAGTTG